GCGCTGAGCTCGAGGGAGCTGATGACGCCGCAGTTGATGACGGACTTGTCCACGTCAGAGTCATGGACGAAGATCGAGAGCGTCGGGTGCTCGATGTTCTGCAGGAGGTCGAACGTGTGCTCGTATACGCCATCGCCGAGCGCCTCGGTCGCGACCGATCCGTAGATGTTCGCGAGCAGGTAGCCGATAGAATCCGCGTGCACGATGCCGTTGATCGTTCCCTCGAGCCACTTCTGAACGACCCTCGATCCCTGCGAGTCCTCGAGAACTCCGAAATGGCTGTCGTCCACCACCTTGGTGACGCGAGGATAGATGTCGTTATCGACATGCTTCAGCCATTTTGCTGCCACTGATTCGGCGACGCCGCGCGTTGCTTCGAGCGCGAGACCGACGAGCTTTTGCCTTCCTACGTAATTCATAAATTTTATTGTTAAACGAAAAATGGACCCATCTCCTTCGAGAATGAGTCCACGGATCTTTTCCTGCGGATTGCTATTAAATTGTAGCTCTATTATACCACAACCCTATACGGAAGTGGAAAGCTTGACCTGGATCGTCAGGTCGGCCGTCGCCTGCTTCGCCTGCTGCTCGACGCTCAGGGTGACGTTTCCTCCGGTAAGCAGGCCCCATGCGCGCTGCCCCTCGACGTCGCCCATGTTCCAGGCCGAGTTTATCGCGGGCACGACCGCATCCATGAGCTTCGGCATGATCGACTGGTATACCTCGGCCTCAGTCGTCCCGGAGAGATTGACCACGAGGAAGAGCTTGAAGCGGAGCACGATGAAGTTGTCGCGGACCGTCTCGAAAGAGTTGTCGAAGCTGTCGAAATAGAATATCGCCGCCGGAAACTTCTTCGGGTTGCCGTCGAGCGGGTAGTCGTAGATCTCTTTGATGGCGGTTATGCCCTGGAGGATCTCTTTTATTTTTTGAAGTATCGCCTGTTGCATGTGTGTATAATTTATTTTGCTAGATCACCTACTATGTTCCCGATCATCTCGTCCTGGAGCTTCTCGATTTCGCCCGCGGACTTCTCTGCGGCATAGTCGAGCCACGGCCTGAGCTGATAGCTGCGCTTGCGCGGATATCCCTCGATGCCGTGAACGTACGGCGCGTACGGCGCGGTCGGGAAAACCCGCGCCTGCCACGCCTGGATCTCGGTCATGTGGGTCTGCCTCAGGTTTCCGCCGGACTCGGCCTGTGCCACCGGCGCGCCGCCTCCCGATCCGCCTACGCGCCAGGGGCTATTGAAGATGACCCTCTTGTAAGCGGCCATTCCCCTCTGCAGGAATTTGCCGACTTCCGATTTGACCTTCTCCGGGTTCCTCTTCGCCGCCGCCTGAAGCTCCCTGAATCCCCTGCTGTCGATGGTGAAGCCTGTTGACATGGGTTTTTATGATCCGCTTATCTGATCGAGCATGACGACGAGCTGCAGGTGCTTGTTGCTGCCGACCGCGTTCTGCTGAACCGCCCGGACAGAGTAGACTCCCTGGACGCTCGTGAGCGAGTCGCCCTCGCGGACGTCCGTGTCTACCGGGCACCAAATCGAGAACGACTTCGTGAGGGACAGGCCAAGGCTCTGCACGAGCTCGGGGGCCGCCTGCTGAATGTGACCCATGAACTGGCCGACTTCCTGCTCCTCCGAGTACGGATTGTCAGATCCGTCTGTGGTCCAGACCGATCGCTTCACCACGAACAGGGTTTTGTAGAAATCAGAAATCATGTTTTCGATAGGTGTCTATGATCGACTTCGCGCGATCGAAGTCCGCGATGCCCTTCTCGTCCGTATAGGCGACCTGGTAGTTTCCGATGCTCTCGGACTTGATCGCCTGCTTGCCCGGCGTCGATGCGTTGATGACGCCTGCGACGATGATGGTGCACGCGAGCTCTATGTCCTTCGGAACGTCGGCGAATAGGCCCCAGCGCGCCTTTACGCGCACGTTCTGCACGCCTGCGGAGAAAACCCCGCCTTTGAGGATCAAGCGGCGTATAGGGGCGATTCGAGGGTATGTGAGGTAGTCCTCGGTCTCCTCCTCGTTATCGCCGTTGATGTCTCCGATCGCCACCTCCTCCACCTCCACGCAGTCGTCGATCGTGAGGAAGCGCTGGCCGTTGCCGTCGAAGTACTTGTCCTCGAGCGATGCGTCTTCCTCGCCCTCGCCCGCCTCTTCGGCCACGAGCTTCCTGTTCGCCGCCTGGTCGAGCATGCGAGAGACGCCCTCGATCCACCCGTCAACCTTGTCCTCGAAGGTCGGGTCGATGTCGATCAGCATGTAGTCGCCTATCTTTTCCGCTGTGGTGTATTTCCTCATGGTTATTTCTGCGTTACCTCGTTGCCCTTCATCCGGCCGTCCCGGACCTGCTTAACGAGCACGAGATCCTTGTCGTTGAGAGGCTTGTCCGAATAGACCTTCTGGCCGGTCTTCTTGTTCTTGTAGATGAATTTGTTTTTCATGGTTTGAGCTGTTAGCCTTGGCCCCCTAAAGGGCCAAAGTATCAGTTCAATCCGCTAGGGATTAAGAGCCTGACGCGGTGCTGAGGACAGCTACCGACGAAGGGAGGATGGTGATCGCACCAACTCGCTCAACCCATCGGATAGCCTCGCGGTCGGTAGTGATGAGGTTGATGTCAGCGTTTCCGGCGACATTCCTTACCGTACCGGCGTTGAACCTATCAGCCGAGATGCCACCCTTGTATCCGAGGATCGAAGCAACCTTGAGGTCGCCGTAGATTACGAATGGAGTGTCAGCAGCGGTGTCGGTGGACGAAGGCATGACTTCGACCTCGACGACTGGCCTTCCCCAGATGGTCGCAGGACCGTTCTCGGAAGGAGCCTGGTAGATGTACTGGTTCTCGTTGTCCTTGAGCCTGCGGACGATGCTGCGGACAGAGCGGTGCATGAAGTACTTGCCCTTCGATGCGACAGCCTGAGGCACTGCATCCTGCATAGCGAGGAGATCGTCAGCGGTCATGTGAGTGAACGACTGGCCGTTGAGCGAGCCGCGCACAGGGATAGTGACCGGCGTGACGTCAGCGTTGAAGAGGAGACCCGTGAACTCGCCGTTCGCAGTGTCGCCCGATCCTTCGCCCGTGAAGAACGCCGCGTCCTCCTTGCGTGCGAAACCTTCAGCAACGCGAGCCGCGATGAAGGCAAAGAGGTCAATCTCTTCGTCCTCGAGGAGCTCACGAGTGAGGGTAACGATAGCCGCGAGCTTCTTGAGCTCGAGGGATTCCTGGCCCAATACAACCTGCGTCGATCCGATAGCCGCGGCCTCGTCTGCCCACGCTACCGTGACATCCGTGACGAGAGCGTTCGCCTCGTACGAGTGCTTGGTCAACTGAACGGTCATCATCTCGCGACGAGCGACACCGTACTCAGTGACGAGGTGTCGGATCTCAGCGGAGAGCTCGCCATCGACTACATAGCCTCCGAACGGAGTGCCTGCTGCGCTGGTGGTGAGTTCCTTGAGAGCGACAGCGTCATTGCTGACGAGCGCCGTAGCGAACTTGCGGAGGTACGAGCTGAAGCCCTTCCTCTTCGCCTGAACGTCAGGGTGGAAGTTACCGGCCTGCTTCTTCATCGCCTCCATCTGCTTCTCGGCCCATGCCTTGAACTCAGACTTGATGCCTTCGACGGCCTTGGTGAAACCTTCCGCGGTCTCATCCTTGACTGCCTTCTTGACGAGGGACTTGATGTTCTTCTCGAGTTCCTTCTCGTCGTCGGTCGCCTTCGGATCGGTCTCAGGAAGCTTGTTAGCAGCCTCAACCTCGTCCTTAGCAGCCTCCTTCTCCTCGCCCTCCAATTCCTTGTAGAGCGCCGCAACCTGTGCCTTCTGCTCTGCGGTAGCAAAACCCTGAGCCATCAGGGACTTTATGAGCTTGTAAAGCTTAAACATAAACGTATAAAACTAACTTATAATTTCAGCCCATCGCTTGCGCGAGTGCGGCACAGGGGATATGAGTGCCGCTATCTGGTCTTTTGAAATGTTTAGTTTTTTTCTGCGAGCTCGCGGACGATCTGGTAGATCTTCCTTGATCGCTCCTTCTTGCCGTCCTCCACGAGCTCCCTCACGTTCTTCGCGAGGCTCTTGAGGAGCTGCGTCCTCTCGCCGGCGAGATCGGCGGTTGCCTTCACGGCGATCGCCTTCGCGTTCACCTTCTTAGGCTCGACTACGGGCTCCGCTGCGACCTCCTTCTTCTCCGGTGCCTCTGCCTTCTTCTCGAAGGTCGCGTCCTTGTTGGCAGGGACCGATACGGCCGAGATCTCGAGGAGCTCGGATTCGAGGATGTGCCCCTCGTCGTTGAATACCTTCGGGATGAAGCCGATGGACGTGGTGTTGAGGAAGCCCTTCTCCGCGAGGTTGCGCGCAAGCACGCCCTTCGGATTGTCGAGAGCGAACTCGATGTCGCCCTGGAGCTTGCCCTCGGTGACGCCGATGGAGACGATCTTGCCGATGATGTGCTCGATCGAGTCGTAGTTGTGGCTGTCGAGGAATACCGGGTTTCGCATGAAGCCCTTGAGGTCGAAGACCTGCTGCACTATGTCGCCATGCCTGTCCTCGTTCGAAGACGAGAAGATGGCGTGGAAGACGTCCGAGTCGGCCGTCTTGGTGAACGTGGAGAGCACGCACACGGAAATCCCCTCGAAGCCCTCGCTCTTTGCCTTCTCCCAGAGCTCCTTAAAGTTAACGACTCCGAAGTCGCTGAGGCTCTTGTGTTCGATTGAAAGGAATTTCTTTTTCATAAATATAAAATGGGCACCTCTTGCGAGATGCCCATGTGTAGTTCACTACGGGTAATTTATTCGATTGTTAAGATAATTATACCACGCCCGGACAAAGCAACAAATCAGATCGTGCACTCGCAGTTCACCGTCTCGCCCGGATCTCCCGACGGGTCGCCCGGCCACATGAGCCCGTTCGAGAAAGGCATGTCGATCGGGCGCTCCTGACCGTCCATCGCCGCATGCTCCTCCCGGACGCCGCCCTTCACGCCGGATGCCCACACCCAGATCTTGATCGGGCTTCCCGCCTGGCGGTAGCCCTCGACGGTTCCCTTCTGCATCGCCCCGTGGACCTCGGTGCGGGCGATGGTCCTCGCGCGCACGTCGTTAAAGCCATCGTATACGCCCTCTATGCGGCTTATGAGCTGCTGCCTGGTCTCTCCCGCCTCGAACGACTCCGAGAACTGGTCCTGGAGCTTCCCGAAGGTCGTCTTGTTGATCTCGTGGGCGAACACGTTCACCCTGTCGTCTATCCACCTCTCTATGCTCGAGGTGACGGTGAAGTCGAAATCATAGTCGAGCATCTCGGTCGCGTCCTTGCCGGCTTCAGCGAGGAACTGTCGAAGAAGAGGCAGCACGGAATCGCGCGCGATCTTGACCTCGAGGGAGGTGTCGAAGATCTCGTCGAGTAAGCCCTTCTTTTTGAACTGCTTGAGGCCACCGAGCGAGTCGATGATGCGGAGCTTCTGCGACTTGAAGTAGGCCTGGACGTCCTTCAGCATGCGCGACTGCCTGCTGTCGAAGCGCTTGAGCTGAACGTCGCCGTACATCTTTCGGAACTCCGGGTCCTGGAGCGGGTGCTTCATCGCCTTGCCCGCCTTGGTCATGATGGACTTCTCTGCCGGCGCTGCAGGCTCCGATCCGATAGGGGTCTTGGTGAACGACACGAAGAGCATGTCCGCCTCCTTTTCCGTCGATGGCTCGAGGCCGAGCATTGACCTGCGCTCGTTGATGGTCGATGAGTCGGTCCCGTACGCCGCCGTGGCGAGCTTTATCTTGCGGTCAACGTCTTCAGGGGTCGGGTCCACATAGTCGAGCTCGAACTCCTCCGGCACGAGACGCCAGTCGAGGAGCGATACGAGGTTGATGATGAGTGGCTTGATGGTCTCGCGGAGGAATACGCCGATCGCCGCGTCAGCGTTGGCGAAGGTCTCCTGCTGCGTCACGCCAAGGAGCGCGAGAGGGACGCCGGTGAGCGCCGTGATGTCCTTGATGGTCGATACCTTGCTCTCGAGGTAAGAGAGCTCTTCAGGGTTGAGGCCGAGCCTGATGTAGTCAGCCTCGCCGCCGAGGAAGAGAGGGATGTCCGCCTTTGCAGCGCCGGCGCGCTCCTCGATGTAGGCCTCCTTCATCTCCTTGATCT